CGACGCTTCTCCTGGACCTTGTTCTCAATCTTTCCGTAAAAAACAAGCGTCTTTGTTCTCTCAGTTCCGAGACCCTTTCCAACAAGAGCCTCCACAAGTCGCGGCCTCCGCGGCCAGAAAAACCACGCGGCAGACGGCCCACCCATCTCGGACGGCTTCGGATTTCCAAATAGAGCCTTCTTCCATTTCTGCTCCTCTGGTTTTGCTGCGAATAGCCAATCAAGAGTCGGCCGATCATATAAAAGAACATCATTTAGCCACACCTGTGTGACATTCGGATCCTCCACAATACGAACATATCCCTTCTCCTCCCACAGCTTCGCCATTTCTCTGAACGAATCTCCAGCATGCGAAAAGAATCCAGTAAGTGAAGACCTCGGCATCTTAATGATAGGAAGACTCGGCTCAACGACGTCGAATGACTCAAATGTCTTTGCTAGATGCTTATCAATCATCTCTCTTATGACCTTATCACTCGCCCTCGGAATAATAATTAGATTGAGAGATAGGCTAGCAGCCCCCGCGAAATGAGCCAGCTCGCCATTCGGATCCATCTCATTCTGAACCTCAATCACCTTCGCTGTCTTCGGTAGAGCCCATAGATATCCCCATCTCGTAATACTCTTTGAACCTCCATACAGTATAACACCCTCGGCCCCCAACAACTTCTCAATGGTCACTTGCGGAGTTGTCCTTCCCTCATAGACACACGTCCATGTCTTCTCTGTATATTTCTCCTCCCACGCACTTACCATCTCATTTGTGATATACTTTCCGTCAACAATGACAACCCAGTTCTGAGAGGATGGCTCAGGAGTCCAACGTGAACGAACGGCATCACGTAGTGCCTGGACATCCTCCTTTCTCACCTCATGTGTTGTCAGCCACGGATACTGAAAAGCCTCCTCACACCAGACTTGAGCATTCTCACTTCTCGGAAGAACAGGAACATTCTGGCTATGCCAATTAAAAAGCTCCAGGCCTTTCGTGGAATCTCCCTTTGCCGTCCAGAACTCTCCATCCCCAAACTCCGCCCTCAGCTGGAGAATCTTGGATACATAATACAATAGATATCCTTCTGTTGTGTCCGTTAACTTTTCTATAAACGGTGCGATAAAACAACGCTTCACCTTAATCGCAGGTGTCACTGGACTTAGACCACTTGATGACCACGCCTCCTTCGAAGCCTCTGTCTTTCCAATATATAGACGATTGTAGCCATAGACAAGGCCCTCCGTCGTCTGAAATACATTCTTATAGGTATACAAAGGGACTTCTTCCGCATAACACATATTCTTGTCATTCTTGCTATACTTATACCGCTCCTCTCTCTCCAACATCTTACAATAAGTATCCAAGACACGAGGCTGAACAGCCTTGAATGAACGTGCGAACGACTCCACCTTTGTCTTCTTACACTCAAACTTCGTAAGATCATGAATCGGCTTCATATCATGAATACCAGAAGGATCCACATAGAGATAGGTTTCCTTATCCACTACATCCAACTTATCATAGGTGCGGACATCACTCAACTGTAAATGATATGTCTTAAGAGATATCGACGGATTTACAATCGTAAATCTCCGCTTCATCATCTCGGCTGTGATGGCATTGTCGCATCCCGCCTTACCAAACGGAAAGTCTAGGTCGGCCCAGTCCCAGACTTTCTTGGTATTCTTTACGGAGTCTGAGAGCACGCACCACGTATCTTGACTATCATTTCTCGGGCCAAAGAGTTTCGGTTCCCCTTGGGCCTGGATATCCCACCGAAGCAACGCAAGAAACTGGTCATTCAGGTCAAGTGACCAAATATCCTTCCAGGAATCCTCACCCTCCAGGTAAATATCCGCGTTAGCAAAAACACAAATGACACCTTCAGGGACATTCTCCTTAATGTGCTGGAGCACCATCTTATAGGTCGACCGCTCACCTACAACATGCTGCTCGATCTTCTTGGAATTCTTTGGAAACTCCTTCGAGTAGTCCTTCTCATTCAACAAGACAATCTTGTCGATAAAAGGACAGGCAACATTCTTCTCCAGACACTTCTTAATTTCTAGAAATCGCTTGAGCTTATCTGACTTGTAGAACTGCGTGATAAACCAAAGAGGCTTAGGGCCCTTTGTTGCCTGCTCAAACGCTAGACTAACCTCATTTGCTTTGAATATGGCTAGACGATCTTTGGGCTGCTGGTTTAGTCCTACAACAATAGAAAAACGTAAGAGTGCGGCCACGAGTAGGATTGAATCTTCAATTGTAGAATCCCAAATATGACCCAGAAACGGATACATCAAATGAAGCTCCTCCAAACAAACTACATTTGTTATACCTAGACCACGAAACTTCGCCTCACCGATCGAGCTTACAAGAGGCCGCGTAATAAAAAACATACGATGAGACCTGTGCGAGGCGGTCAGAAAGAACGTCTTTGTGGCCTCGTCATTCACTGGAAGAACAATAAAATCGATGCGTTTCTTCGCAGAGAGCCATTTCGTCGTGTCTGACGGTCCGACTGTGAGAGTTTCCCACCGATCCCATGGAATCTCCTCCTTCTGCCCCTGGAGCCAGACAAGAGTTTTTTTGTTTCGCCAGATCGATGTCTCAGACCTGACGATACGTATCGGCTTTCCTGTTTTGGGATTCTGGGCCATCATCTTTCGATCTTTCTATTATATCTAAACGGTTTTCGTTTAAACCATACAGATAGGGATGGATCGCCAAGACGTTTGTATTTTAATCAATAGCACTCCTAAATACTATTTCATGTTAGAATTACAGATTGTAATGCTAAGAAGGTATGCATTGGCAGTCAAGTGGCCCGTTTACTTCGCGACAGAAGTTCCTGATCATCCTCTCTGTAAACGGCTACAAAAGGAGTTTGGTGTTCAGATTTTGAAGCTGGAGTTCGGTGACGCAGGATTTCTCGAAAGTAGGGTGGCTGCGTTGGCGTCCTTGCCGTCGACTATACAGTATGTTCTTCCTTTACAGGAAGATTTCCTGCTCGATAGGGCTCCCATGAATACCTTCTTGGCGGATGCTGTCTCTTTAATGGATCTAGATAAGACTGTATCGAGTATTCGCCTAATGCCATGCCCTGGGCCTGTTGAGTCCGATGTTATCTATGCCGCTGGAAGTCCATGGTCTATACTCAATGGTAACGATGTCTATCACTTCACCTATCAGGCGACTCTGTGGCGTCGCAACGATCTACTTGCGTATTTTACCGCGTTGGTTTCAAAGATTGGCTCGGCAACTTCTGAGGAAAAGAAAGAAGCAGCTCTTACAATGAATATCGCCGAGACATATGTAGGGAAAGAGATTCTTAAGAATATCTTGCCTTCATCGATTCATTTGGCCTACAAGCGTATAGGAAAGTGGTCGAACGCGGTGTATTTATGCCCTTGGCCTTATCGGCCGACCGCGATTGTCAGAGGAAAGGTTGAGCCATTCGCTGAGGAACTCTTTAAAAGAGAGGGTGTGGAGTATTTACCGCCGTCTGCTCGACTTCTTTGAGGGGCGTTTCTTTGCGTTGTGCTTTCTGGTTGTTTTGTTCTTTCTGTAGTTGCCGCCCTTTGTTTTGCGAGGGTTTGGTCCTGCTGCGGCTGCTGCTGGTGCTTCCAATCTTTTATAACATAATATATAACCATTTTCACTTATATCATCACTGCCTTTAAATTTTAGAAAATCTCTGTCATCTTCTATTTCTAATTTAGAGACAGATGAATCATTAAATTCATACCAACTATCTTCTGTTTTTGAATAATTAAAATAATGCCCACCTTTAAGAGAACCGCTCTGTATTATAATTGATATAATTTCAAATGATACATTATTGATTTTTATAACTTTATTAATATTTATAGGGTCATCAAATCTTGTATTAAAACCTGTTGTAAGATCTGTATAAAAACGCTTTGGATTTACAATTAAATACTCTGTCTTTTCAAATGTAGATTTAATCTTTTTTACAGCAGGAGATCCATCACAGCCCTTATAACTTGAATTTAGATGAACCTCACTATTGGATCCGATATCTATTCCCTGTTGTATTGATGTATATTTAGTTTGTTGATCTACACTTATTAAAGTTACATCATACATTTGAGAAGTATCAGGATCTCTTGGCGTAATCTTTTTACCATTTTCACATGTAATATCTTCAATTATATTAAATGATATCTTATCAAACATATCTTTTAAAGATTTAATACTTTCTGTATTTTGATACTGTCTAATAGCCTCTTTCTTCTCTTCTATCATAACTTCAATATCATTAATGTTCTTCTTTCCCTGTAATAATATAGCTGCCAGTTGTTTATTTTTATCCTCTTCATTAATGATTGCCTGTAAAGTAGCAATTTCTCTATTTGGGGGATTGATAACATCATTTATTTTATTTAATATACACGTATTTATAAATTCTTCCGCAGATTCTTGTATTCTTTTGCCCCCTAGTCTGTTGTATTCTATCTTTGGAATTGGGACTATACCCCGCCTCATTTTATTATCTAAAATTACCTGTTCACGAGATGATAAGTCTTTCCCAACAATAATTTCAGCAATTTCTTCAAGTACGTTGTCAGGTTGGCCATCATATTTCTTAGTTTTTTCCAATTCCTTTTGTTTCTCTTCTATTAGTTTAGTTTTTCTCAAAAGTTTTAAATCACCCTTTTCTTTTAGACTTTTTGTTGCCTTAAACTTATTAAAGTTATTAGGTGTAAACCTATATACTGTATTAATCTCATCATCTGATAATCGTTTTAATTCACCTATTTTACGTTGGTTTGCTTCTGTATATGGTTGAAATAAACATTCAAACTCTTGTGTTAAATACAAGTCATTATCCATGTCAATAGCTCCACTCTCATTTTTGTCCTCTTTCTTTTTTATTTCAGAAAAAATATTATGTAGATTTGTAAATGGTGCCTTATTAAATGGCTCTATAGTAGTATTTAAGTTAATAAAATAATCTCTGAATGGTATTATTCTATATAATAATTGGAGACTTGCATTTAAAAAGCATGTATTTCCTAGATTACGTAATCCAACCTTTCCTTTAGGATTACCACAGTTAGCAGGTGGGGGTTCTGCATGCGAAGTTGTTGTTTGCGGTTTTGGGCAAACACCCCCTTCACCTTCAGCTGTCTCATTGCCTTCAGCTTCCCCTTCATCTTCAGCTTCACCTTCACCTTGCCCTTCCCCTTCCCCTTTATCTTCAGTTTCACCTTCACCTTCCCCTTCATCTTCACCTTCCCCTAGAGATTCCAGGGAACCAAAAGACATTACACTTTCTGCGTCATTATCTCCAATACTAGGATCATGCCACATTAGAATTGATTCTTTGCCTTTTATTTCGTTACCCTTAGAATCATGAAGAGGATTACCTGAGGCATCACGAGTTACACCATCGTCAAGTTTTATACGTGATATAATATTATAATAACGATCGGTATCTTGATGCTTTGGATCGTGTTGTAGATGTAAAAATTCAGCTCTCTGTGTATTATTCCTTTTTTTCGTTAACTCATTTCCGTTTGGTTCTGAGAAAGCCTCACTCATCGCAATATCAACAAATGCAAGTCCAGGGCCTTCCTTGCTATTCTCACAACCAATCAATACACATCCACCGTGATCGCATCTACCTCCGTCATCGTGCCCATTTGGTTTTGCTTCTTTATATTTATCACGTATCTTATTAAAATGAGGAAAACGAGTATCAGGAGTATTACAGTGCCCAACGACTGTTAGAGCATATTGTTTATTATTTGCCTCACCGATTGTTTTACATAAAGCGGCTGTATTTCTAGAATCCGCATACTCACGTGACCATAAAGGTGTAGGCCCATCCACATTTAATATACCTTTAATTTTATCCTCTATTAAAATAGTTTCTATGGTTGTAGCATCTTTTAACTCGGCTTGTAGTCTAGTTTGATAATTTACTACAGTCTCATCAAGTCCAGCCAGCCCTCCATGCACACAAATTACTTCATCACCAAGTGTAAGAAAAATATAAGGACAGCAATCATGGAAAGGTAAAAGGCACCTTTTTCTAGAGAAATCATTTGAAAAATATATTTTTGCTTCGTCATGTACATAATTATTTAGCTGATCTAATATTAGACCATTATACTCGTGATTTCCAAGAGTAAATCTTACCTCTGAATCTTTTTCTAGAGCTTTAATACGTAAATTATATAAGAAAATGTGTAACAATAACTCAATATTACCCTTTGTGTCATTTACTTCCCATCCAACACCGCGAAATCCATCCACTAAATCACCAATAATAATAAGTAGAGTTTTTTCAGGAGCAATCCATTTAAAATCCCAAACGGCCTTACTAGGTATAAGTCCATCGTGAAGAGTGTTTACATCATATCCATTATTATATTCTATTAGACCCGCATTCACTAAAAGGCGAATAAATTTTCGTAAATCAGCATGAATGTCGCTCGTCAGATATACATTATCATAGTCATCTTTTTTTATTTCATGCGACTTTATTGATAATAAAGGTTTAGCCTTTGCTAAAATATTCTTAATAGATTGGGGGAGGTCGGTTAGTGTATCAACAGTATTTATTTCATCAACAGCCGCACCACCTATTAATTCAACTTTCGCGTCGGCCGCTGCTTTAGAAGCTTCTTCCGCTGCTACTCGTGCCTCTTCTGCCACTCTAGCCTCTTCCGCTGCTTTTGCATCTGCTGCTTCTTTGACCCTGGCAGCCGCTTTCCCCGCCTCTTTTTCTAATCTAGCTGCTTCTGCCGCAGCTGCTTCTGCTGCTACTCGTGCCTCTTCTGCGGCCCTGCTGTTTGCGGCATTCTTATTTGCTTTGGCCTTGGCAGCCGCTTGCCTCGCCTCTTCTTCTAACCTAGACACTTCTGCCGCAGCTGCTGTCGCTGCTTTTTGTGCCTCTTCTGCCGCAGCTGCTTCCGCTGCTACTCGTGCCTCTTCTGCTACTCTTTCAGCTTCTTTTGCTATCTTATCGGCTTCCGCTGCGGCAAGGACTGCGGCATTTTCTGTAGATTGTGATGGAAAAGGAAGGCCCTTTTGTTTAGCTGTTAGGCCCGCAGCTATTGTGCTTGTCGCTTTACTTGAAGCAGCTGCGGCTGCGGCGGCGGCTGATGCCGCTGCGGCCTCGGCCTCTTTTACAGTTACAGGTCCAGGAGCAGGGACAGGGGCAGGAACAGGAGCAGGCCCAGAAGCAGACTTAGCTTTATAGTCAGTAATTATCTTAAGTGATTTCTGAGTAATCGCCCTTAATGCGGCCGTTTTTTCCTTGAATTTGGCAATCAGTTCCTCTGTTGTTGTCAGCGTTGACGACATTGCTCTATTCTACAAAAAAGAGTTATTTTTAATTTTTACACTTACATCTTCTTCTCATTGTGCGGCGTATAGAGAACTTCCTCGGGTGTCATTCTCTTATCCAAGAGTTGTAGGCCCGTAGGGCTACCAAATCGCATACAATCATGGTTCCAAATCTTAATCGTATAGAACCCAATTGTCTGATCCGCATCCCTGTTGCCACCACCAACCAGCTTAGGGCTGATGTTTACGCCCATAACCTTATCATCTGAAGACACCGTCGCAGAGCCCAGCATTGAGGCAATTGAATAGTTCGTAAAGATGTCGACACCATTCTCGAGGCCACCACGAAGACTGTATGAACCACCACGAATATTCTGAAAGTTCTCCCAGAGTGGCGGAACACCCTTCCTCATCCAGAAATACATTCCTCCTTTCAGCTTCATATCACCAAGTGCATTTAGCAGAAGAAACAACTCCTTCCACGTGCTCACTGAGCCAATCTCCGTATAGGTCTCAATGCTCCATCTCTTCTCCCTTGGAGAATGGAAGTATAATGTCCATTCACCAGTGGGTATCTTATCATCGGGTTTCATTGTGGAATGCCCTTCCATCTACAGGTTTACAATTCAATTTTGCTGCCTTACTGGACGCGTTGATAGAGAGGGATCTCTTCTCCATCGCCATTTTCATCAATCACTGAAAGAACCAAGGAACCAGACTTATCTAGAAGAATCCCTGACTCAAGAGACCAGGCAGAGAGAACATGTTCTGCCGAAGGCACCGATGTCGCCGAAGAGCCCTCGTCATGGAAATACCGAATCGATTCAACAAACTCTGTGATGTCATACAGAGTCAGATTCATATGCTTAATCTCCGCGCTAAGCCAAGGCAAATGATGGGAACGCTGAGATCCCATCGGGTTCATAAATGTCTTCTTCTTTGAATCATACAGCCACTCAACAGGAGGAACTCCAGGGCCAGATCTAGTGTAGTCTGACGCCTTGTATGCGGCATCATATCCCTGAAAAAAATAATACGTATCGGGCTGAAGATTCCTCCAGACGCTCTTTCCAACAGTATATGTGAATTCCGTGACTGATTTAGTAACAGTCCACAGAAAATTAAAAGTAACAAGGGCATACAGTGCGTATTCAGGTGAGATAGACCACTGGTTATGAACTATAAGAGGCTGGTCGTGAACATGGGCCTGGGCCTGTGCCTGTTCCTCGACCTCTTCTTGTTCTTGTTCCGAATCAGGTAGATTGGGATGTTCAGGGATATCGTCAGACATACTATATCCCCTATTCGTAGGTTGTCTTTATGTAGAACCCCCCATGACCCCAATTTGAACTTGAAGAGGAACTGCTTGATTTTGATGGTTTACAGCACTTATCAGGTGTGGGTTCAGGAGTAGGAGCAGGAGCAGGAGCAGGTGTCGGTTCAGGATCAGGACACTTCGGGTCTATAGGTATAGGCTTAGGCTTAGGCTTAGGCTTAGGCTTCCTACAAGGATTATAATTACAGCAAGAACAAGATGTATCGACTTTTGCGACTGCTTTAGCAGGCGTCTCAGTTGACCGCATAAAAGACGCAAGTAAACAAAACACAATCGGAATGGCCAAGATAGACCACGCAACCCATTCACTTGTTCTTTGGCAAATAAAAAGCATCAACAGTGTCGCAAAGACACCAAAGAGCCCATGTCCGGGAATACGAGACCAATTGCGGTCATATAAATCGTAGACTATTACCGCTGTAAAGAGTGCGGCCGTGGCAACTGTTGGAAGACACACCATCTATGAAAGACGCTGAATCTTCTTCGTCTGGAGGTTCCAGATACCTAGCGGCTGTTCAGGGTCGATCGCACCATCATCGTCTGGCAAGTAAACCTTATTTGTCTTTTCATCGCGATAATACGTAGTGCCCTTATACTCGAGTTCTACAAGCTCAAAATCTTCCTCCTCGGCCTCTTCCTCTTCAGCCTCCTCTTCGGCCTCCTCTTCTGCTTCGGCCTCTTCCTCTGCCTGTAGCTCAATCTCGGGCGGGACTTCAACCTCTGCGTCTTCCTTTACAGGCGAACTGGGTAGGACTTCATCCTCTTCCTCAGGAAACACATCAAGCGTCGACGTCAGAAGAATTGTATTCGGAGCCCGATCCTTCGCAACAAACGAATCGAGACGAGCTGTAAGAGCAACAATCTGCTCCGACAAGGCTGCGAAGCGAGGATCCTCAGCTACTGTTACAGTCCGCTCGCCATTTTCCACCGTTACTTCAAGAGGCTTGAACTCCTGAGGCTTTGATTCATTTAGAGAAGTCATCATGAGATCCTCAATCACCTTGAGCCTCTCATGAATACTTGCTTCCAAGCTGCGAAAGATCTGCGAAATAATCTCCTTCGACATTTTACTGCCCTTTCATGTAGGGCCCTCAAAATCAATTTTTACTACATGCGGCCCTTGATCTGTATCTTCAAGACTGAATCGAGAGTGCTCTCTTTCTCCTTCAAAGGCCTTGATCTCTTCAGCCTCAATCCCTCCTCCGCCTTCGGAACCGCCTCGCCTAGAAGGGGGGATATTGTGTGCTTCATTGAAGAATCATAGAAATCAATCGGCTTTGTATCGATCGACCCTAATATACTCACCATTGGAGGGATCTGGATATCAATGCGAATCTTTCCTGCGGACATTGTTCCTCGGAACTGCTCAATCGACATCGGCCCACCAAAAAGACTCAGGCAATCACGTGAAGGAGCGGGAAAGATACGACCCGTCGCATACGCCTTGCTGTAGATTCTGTGGAGAAGAGATACACGCTCCCACCGAACATGAGAATCGAGTGACTCCTGGAGAATATAGGCCATTGCGCAGGAAGGGCAACAGAAATTTCCATAAATACGATACACCCCCTTCTCCTCCCTCTCAGGAATTACACACGGCTGCCCTTCAAACGAATGAGCACACCAGAAACACGCAATGTCTGTCTTTTCAGGAAGCTTCTTACAGATCTTTGTCTGGGCATACTCGACCATTAGATCCAACTTCAAGAATGCCTCGAGGCCAGCCTCATGGTTTACTGACTCACTCGCGGCCTTCACTTCTTGATCAGAGGCATGGTTCTGCGCCCTCGACCCTGAGGAGCCAACAGCCTTTTCATGGCCTCCCTCTTCAGCCTTTACGAGAAGAATATTCTCATTGTGGCCAGTGAAGATATTATCGGCAAACGCATCATAAGGTTCAGGCTGGGAAGGAGGATTCGGATCATAGGGAATAGGAAGATCATGGAACTTTACTTCTGTCGAATTCACCTGTAAATGGGCAATCAACGGCCTCCTCGGCTCAGGAAGAAAAGATCCCTCAATTCCATCGGGCGTTACAATTGCGACAATCTTTGGCTGCTTCTTGGGTTTCTTTGCTATTGGTGCCGGTTCGACTACAGCTACAGGTTCTACAATAGGAACAGGTGTCGGATCAATGACTGTATCTAAGACAACTGTTGTCTTTGATTTTGCCTTTGATACTCTCTTTGCTGGCGGCATTTCTAGGTCATCTACGTTCTGCGGTTGTTTAGGCCTATACGATTTGCCTACTTAGAGTATAGTTACTATAGGATTTCATGTTTGAGGGTATTGATGCATCCATCATCACCCTTCTAGAAAAATTCATAGAAACTCCCTCTCAGCTCTCACATCTCCTGTTCGTAGGCCCCCCAGGCTCAGGAAAGACAACAACTGCCCATGCTCTCGTGAAAGAGTTCTATGGTGAAAGAAAACACTACACGGGCAAGGCACTCTTTCTCAATTCAAGCGATGAACGAAGCCTCGAAGCTGTCCGTTCAAAGGTCTATCCCTTCTCCAGATCCCAAATACAAAACATCTTTTCTTACGGTCAGGAAAAGGGAAAGAAATACCCCAAAATCATCATCTTCGATGAGGCCGAAACACTCACGGAACAGGCGCAATCTGCCTTGAGACCTCTTCTCGATAAACCCGCCAGTGAACTCCTTATTATCTTCCTTTGTAATTCCATTTCCAGAATCCATTCCTCTATCCTCCATCGGTTTCTCCGTATCTCCTTTGAAACACCCAACTCTACACAATTTAGAGAACGATTTCTACCTATCTATGAAATCACACAGGCCCACAAATTCAACGAAGAAATAACAAAAACAATCTCAACAAGCGATATACACTTTCGTAGAGGTGATATTCGTTTCTTTTTAAATCAGACAACGAAATCTCAAGACTGTAATAACCTCGGATGGAACCTCCTTCATCTACCCAAATCCGACATTGCTCCACTTCTTAAGAAGATCACTGCGACAACCTATATTGGAGAAATCATTACTCAAATACTCTTCTTCTTTCAAAAGATTGGTGTCTTAAGTGTAAACGATACACTTCAGTTATTTTCATTCGCAGACACAGATACCCTTAGTGTAAGGCCTCTATCAGAAACAATAGATGACTTAACACAATGGACTTTGAACCTAAGGGGCAAATTTGAACAAGAGTCCTAGCGTTTAGTTAAGCAGGAAAAAATGAACTCATCTGATGTCAAGTTCACACCGTTGCGTATCTCGACAAATGTAGCCACAGGCAATATCGGATCACTGCTCTATCTCGATAAGATGTTCGAGCAACTTTCAAGTATCTTGATACCCTTTGGATATCCCGCAGAGGGTATTCTCAAAATGGAACACAAGGATCGCGTCGTCGGTGCGTCCTCGCGTGATCTCTTAACAAAGAAGAAGACGGCCAAGAAGACTTTCTTCAACCAGTCAACGATCGTTGTAAGAAAGGAACGCATGGATATCCCTGGCGACTTCAAGGAAGTCAATATCAAACTCTTTGCGAATGGAGGGATCCAAATGACAGGCATCACAGGCATTGAATTTGCCCGCGTCACACTCGAATGGCTCCTACCTCAATTGAACGCACTTCCTATTAAAGTGTCCGTAGACCCCATTCATATCAAGACTCTTAAGATTCAGCTCATCAATAGTGACTACCATGTGAATGCATCCATTCATCGTGATAATCTCCACCAAATCATTTCGCAGAGATATAGCCTGTTTAGCTCTCTAGAGAAACTCATTCACCAAGGCGTCAACATCAAGTATTATTACAACACGTCGAGACTTGTGGGGCCGCCAGGAATCTGTATGTGCGAGAAACCCTGCCAGGGACAAGGAGAAGGCGATGCCCCTGGTGCCTGTAAGAAGATTACGATCCTCGCGTTTCAAACTGGAGATATTATTGTTACGGGTGCCCGCAAGAAGGAACAGCTGGATGAGGCCTATGAGTTTATGAATGTAATCTTCAAGAGACATTCCAATGAAGTCCTTCGGCCCTTTCCTCCTATCGCGTAAAATGTCCACCTTCTCTTTCCCTTCCTCTCACAGAATCTCTGAAATGTCAGCCCCGACTGCTTCTGCTCCGGCTACGAATACCCAGACCCAGGATGTCCTCCCTAATACCACGACTCTTCTCCACGCTGCCAAGCTTGCTATCCAACAGGATAAGGCGATCCAGCTTGACTATTACGTCGACACTGCCTCTGGAAAGGCGTTTATGGGCGAGGACCCTGAAAGCAAGGAGAAGATGCTCGTGAAGAGCACTGATGAGTTTACCAGCAGCATCCAGAAGATCTATAAGGTCCAGGAAGACTATATCGTTGTTACGGAGAACTCAATCTACCTCATCAATGGCAAGGTCCAGAAGCGTCGTGTAAACGCTACGCAGATGCGTTCTATCGAGAGTGAGAACCTGTAAAGTCGCATCTTGTAATTTGTATTCAAAACATTTTTAAATGTTATCCAATACAATATACTATATCTTTAACGTGTCGCCTCACTCGGCTTTAAGGCACGATCACAAATCAAATAGAAAAAGAGGGCCTGCGTCGCAGCTAGAGAGACCATAAACGCACCGTAGAAACCATGGCCGATCGCTAGGCCCTTCGGTAGCTTCATGAAGGCCAAAACGCCTACTGTTCCGGCGAGGGCAAGGACAGCCATGATCGCATACAGCATGAAAAACGCGTAAAAAAAATTACAGACTGTCTCACTCTGAATCTGCTTCATCCAGTCGGGCTCGGCCATTGTAGTCTTCTACTAAGCCACTCTTTTTTCGTATTTATAAATAGGAAACAAAGACTATGGCGTCTAGACGCAACCGTAGAGGAAATCGCAAGGCGACACGTAAGAATAGACGCAGACAGCGTGGCGGTGTGGCCCCCCTCAATTACAGCATGGGAGAGATGACGCAGCAGAGCTTCGCCCAGGGTAGGCAGTTTGCGGAGATTCACAAGGCCCAGCATGGAGGTGCCGCGGGCTTTGAGGGCGGCCCCTACCCTGGAAGCGTCGGAGGCACGGGTATGCTTCCGTCAGGCCTCGTCGCCAGCTCTCGTGTCGGGCCCCTGAATTCCGCGATCGCTGAGATCCAGGGCATGAAGGACCAGGGCGGCGGCCGTCGTAGACACAGACGTAGCCGTAGACATGGAAGAAGGCACCGTGGTGGCTCCTACAAGATGGATACGGCTGCCCCCTACGGATCCCCCAGTATGCTCCTCCCGAGCTCCCTCGAGGCGAAGGCCCTCACGGGAATGAACGAAGAGTGGAGACTTGCGGCGAATCCTGGCTCGTTTGCCCCTGGCCGCTAGAGACCGCGGCTCCGAAAATAACCTCAACTAACGGCTTGTTTTTAATGAGCATTTCACGATCCTGTGGTCCAACAATCACTTGTAAACGACAATACAATACACCTATTGAGCCATCCTTTCTTATCATACCCTTATCACTTAGTTTTAGAACTTCTGAGTTCAGTGAAATAGGCGGAATGGTAAGCCCGAGGCCATCAGGATACCCTGGATGCCCTTTGAGTTGCTTCGAGCAACCCAAAAGACTCTCCACAAATGTAATCGTAAGACTTGTCTCTAGATCATC